TTATATCCTAAATCACCTAATTTAGTATTTACTCTATTTTTAATAAAATGTTCTAGATCATATTTTGAACAACCTTCTAAATCTCCAAGCTCATAAACTTTATTAATAAAATCAATTTCTAGTTTAAGGGAAAGTAAAGCGGCTTCATTAATTGCTGCTTCTAATTCTTTAGTTTTGAGTTTTGGATTTTCTTGAATTAAAGTTCTAAATAACCAACATCCAGCTTCAGAATGAAGAGATTCATCTCGAATAGACCATTCTACTATTTGTCCTACCCCTTTAAGTTTATTACGCATTTTAAAACTTAATAAAATTGCAAAAGAAGAAAATAAATTAACACCTTCTGTAAATGCTGAGAATATAGCTAGTGATTTTGCTACTTCGTGCCAATCTATTTCTCCTTGAAAACTATCTCTTATATTCATTAAATTTTGAATTTTAGCCATTGTAGCTTCATCTTCTAAAAATTCATCAAAATTTTCAAGACCTAAAGTTTCGTTTAATAAAGAATAAGCTTCAGCATGAATTGTTTCAAAGGCACCAAAAGTAGTAGCCATCATAATAATTTCAGGTTTACGAAACCATTTTGTTACTAGACCTGACCAATAATCATTTACAACAGTTTCAGTTTGAGCAAATCCCTTTAAAATAGAACCAATAATATTTTTTTCAGTTTTATTTAAATTAAAATTCCAATCTGTTAAATCCGACATCATTGGTACTTCTGTGTGTAACCAATGAGCTTGTTGTTGTTTAAGCCAATAATCTGCAGCTTCTTGATATTCAAAAGGTTTATATACCAATCGTGGTTTTGTTATATTTTTCATATTTTTAATTAGGTGTTTAATTCGAAAAACTTATTACGTAACTCTTGTTTATCCATATAATCAATAGTATTGAAAACAGGTAGTGCAGTTTGTGGAGAAGTAGCTTCATCATCATCTTCTGCTCTTTCTGAAACTTCAAAATGGCCTGTTGATGTATCTGCTTTAACATTAAAACTCATTCCGTCCATTCCATATCTATTTTTCATAATATGGAATCTTCCGGTTCCATTAACTTTATCTTGACGTTTTCTTGATAAAGATATTGCAACATCAGTGACCATCATTTTATCATATGATCCTGCGGCTTTATCACCTTCAATAATATCATCTTTTGCACCTGCTCTATTTACTTGAGAAACAGACCATACGGGTATATTTAGGTCTCGTGCAAGGGCTTTTGTGCTAATATAAATATCATCTATTTCATCTTTTCGTTCACGATTTGTTTTTCTTGAACGAAGAAGATCTACATAGTCAATAATGACTAAATCGGGTTTAAAATCTTGATCAATACATTTTTTAATATGTGATTCAACTGTAGACATTGATGCCTTACCTGGCGAATATTCTTTAATAATTAACTGGCCTTGTAATTCTGCAATAATCTCTTCAACTTTTGGTCTATGTTTTTTTTCAGTAATTTTATTTACTGGGATGTTTGTAAAGAAGGAGTCATAACGACGTCCTACATAATCTTCCCCTAATTCAAGAGTATAATGTAAAACATTGTATCCCATTTTAACAGCATATCCACCTAGAGCAATTAGGGTCCAAGATTTACCACCTCCAGGATTACCAAAAATTAATCCAAAGTCACCATTACCTAATCCTCCTTGTAATAAGGTATTAAAAGGCTCCCAAGGACAAGGTACTACAACTCTATGGTCTTCTCTATAACGAGATTCAATTTCTTTGTTATATTCGTGCCCTACATTTTTGTCTTGTCCCGATTTTAATGCGTTATCAATTAATGAACGGATTGTATCATAATCCCCCACGTTAAGAAAATTAACGCTGTTTAATAACGCTCTTTTAAGTTGTTGGTTTTTACAAAAATTTGAAAATTCTTCTTCAACATATTTAAGATCTTCATCTGATGCTTTATAAGCTTCACGGAGTTGTTCTTTTATTGATACTTGAAGTATTTCATTATCAATTTTTTTTAACTCTACTTTTAACACATCCATTGAAGGAGTAGTATGGTATTTTTGATAATATTTTAAAATTTCTTTAATAATCCATTGGTGTGCTTGATTATCAAAATAATCTTCACTAATAACATCATGGATATTTAATAAAAATTCCTTATGAGTTAGTAATGAAGATAATACTTTAATTTGAAAATTAATTCCGTATTGGGAAAGATTCGATAGTGTCAAAACTTTTATTTTTTAAATTGTGAATGTAATATAACTTATTTATTAAAACTATTTAGTACTTTAAATGTATCATTGATCCAAAAATCCACATTTTTGATTAAATGACCTAAACCATCATCTTGGTAAAATCGTAAAAAAGCTCCAGTATTCAAAGCTAAATTATCTTCTTCTGCAAATGCTTCTAAAAATTCTTTATCATTGTTATCTAATAAAGGTTTTTTTAAATTCATAATTTTGTAATTTTGTTCTAGTCTGTCACGTTCAAAAGCAATACGAGCATATATTACATGCTCTTTATGTTTTTGTCCCGCAATTTCAAAGATCTCATCTAATGTTAATACCCTTTCAGCTAGTTCTGGAAATTTTTTAAGTAATCCTTTATCTCCTAATCCTTTTATTCCGGGGATTTTATCGGAATTATCTCCAAGTAACATTTTATATAAAATAAAATTATCAGATAACACTCCAAATTTTTCTTTAACTGTATCTTTAGTATAATATTCTTTTTCTATTGGTCTATATACTATAACATTATCGTTAACTAATTGTATAAAGTCTTTATCTGAGGAAACTATAAAACATTTTGAATTATATGTTTTTGGGAGAATATCACTGTAATATGCAATAATATCATCTGCTTCAGCTTTATCAATTGCTACTGTTTTAACAGGTAAACATTTTAAATAATGAGCAATTCGTACAATTTGATTAATTTTAGCATCATCTTCATCTTCTAAATTTTCAAATACTTCCCAATTTGTGATTCGAGTTAGATTACGTCCTGATTTGTATTCAGGGAGTAGGTTTTTTCTATTTGTAGAGGAACCTATTCCATCAAATACTACAAATACAGCAGTAGGTTGAATTTGTTTAATTAAAGATCCTAAGGAACGAAGAAAACCACCTAAACCCCCTACGTGTGTTCCTTGAGAATTGATGATATTCATCATAGCAAAATTTCTAAAAAATAAATTTAAACCATCAATCAAAAGTACTCTATCGTATCTATTTGAGGAGACTGTTTCCTGCTCCTCAACTAAATTGTTCAGGAGTTTAAGTAATTCTTTTTTTTCCATATTAATCTGGTTCTTGGGCAAAGATGTTTACGGGTTCATATTGATCTTGTTCTTCAAAAATATCAAAATCTGTACCCCCAAGTATACTTACCCATTCTGCTGTGTGTGCGTCTTTATAGGATTTAAGTTCTTTGTCTGTATCATTAATAAATCCATGAGGTGTCATAATGATTTTTCCTCTTGACTGGATACCATTGATGTGATTTTTATCAATTTGAATATTTGTACGTTTAGCAAATTCAACTTGTTTACCATCTTTAATTGCTTTAATTTTAGAGGTACCTGCATTTGAGATATTACCAAATGTTACCACAAAAGTAGCATCAAACCACATTGCAAATCCTCCTTTGTTCATTAATTTTGGTTGACCCATTGGAACTTCTGCTTTTGCCGTCCATACTTTATTAACACATACTAAGGTATTAGTATAAGGGGATGATTCTTTACGAGATAATGTAATTTTTTGATTTACACTATTTCCAAATTGTGTTGACATCGCTCCTGCATTCCATTCATTATTATTTTTATTTGAACGAACTGAGAGATCACAAGGAATTGATCCGATAGAATCCCATAGGAATAATAAATCATAAGGTAAATTACCTTTTTTCTGTTCATCTAATAAATCTAAAACAAATGCAGCTACATCTTCTATAGTGTGTAATATTTCACGATCAACATATATAAAATTACCTTCATAATTTAAAATTTCACCTGTTGATTCATCTACAATTTCATTAACCTGGAGGCCCATTTGTCTAGCATGTTCCCAGTTCCATTTCATTTCAGTTATAATAAATACAGGTAAAATACCTATTTTTTGAGCGGAAACTGCGGCCTCAATCATTGCTGTTGTTTTTCCAGTATCACTATGTCCCCGAAGAAGTACAATATGACCCATTGGAATTCCAGGTAATGAAGTTACATCCTGGAATGCCGGGCTTAAAGGAATCCACTTTTGATCTTTAAATTTTACATTTGAATTTAGCATTTTCTTTTCTTTAAACTTAGTTAAATCAAATTTAGATCTAAGTTCTGAGGAGAGAGCAGCCGTTAGCGATTCGCTTTTTTTACTTTTTGCCATGTTTGTTTTTTATATTAAAATGGTAGATCGTCTGATTCTTCTTCAAATAATGAATCAAATTTATCTGCTTTGCTTACTTGAGCAGCTGCAGGTGTTTTGATTGAATATGCTTTTTCAGGAGATATTAAAGGAGCTTTTTCTTCCTTTTCATCATCAATAATAGCACCTTCTTCATATTCATCTTCCGGAGTTAACCATTCTTGAAGTGCTGATTTCATTTCATCATATGAATATTTTTTAAATACATCCATAGGATTAGGTTGATTTTCTAACAATGATTCAATTGTTGTTTTATCACCTGCTAATGGAGTTTCTTTAACTTTAGGCATGATAGTTGTTTTATTATAACTTGTGCCTGTTACTTCAGGGCCTACAGTAGTTAATGTAATATCACGACCAATCATTACATCCGTAAAATCACCAACATCTTCATTATCTGCAAGATTTAAGAAATCCATGTATAATTCCTTACCAAATTGCCATAACTTAATTCCCTCTGTTTCTTCACCACGAACAATAACAGGAGCAAAAATACGCATTTTTGGATCTAATTTCTTAGCCAAACGCCAATTTTCTTTATCACTAGTTGTACGTAATTGTTTAGAAAATTCTACAATAGGATCTTTTTCACCCCAATTAATAGGAGATACCATAGTATTTTTTCCAATACCATAATGGAAATACATTTCTGTAAATGGGATAGTTTTGTTGTATTTAGAAGGTACAACACGAATAACTTGTTTACCTACTGAGGGTTTCCAAAAGATAGATTTTTTTTCTCCGCCACCTTTTCCGGATTGTTTTGACTGCATTGCAGACAGTCTGTTTTTCATTTCATTTAAATCCATAACTTAATTAATTTATTATTTATAACGTGAATATACTAACAATTTAACGAGATGCCAAATTATAGTTGACTAATTTAAAAAATTTTCTATGATTTTATTCATCAGAAATATTTTCATCATTATTGATTTGGTCAACAATGTTTTCTGCTTGGATTGCTAACTTATCAGCCTCTTGGTATTCTTGTAATTTTTGTATGTATTGGTCTTCGGTAATAATACCAGCTAATTTTTCTCTATCTAGAAGACGCAATCTAATGTATTGTTCGTTTGTCATTTAAAGATCAATAATTTTATAAACTTTTGTATTTAATTGTTTAAAAGATCCATCTTGAGTAAGTAAAATACAATTTTGATAATGTTTCCAATCTACTCTAAAGTTAGTATCAACTACTCCATCATTTAATTTTTTAATTAAATCATTTAAAGCATTGATTGTATATAAAGTATTGGTTTCTTTTTTTCTATGCACTAAAATAGTGTTCATAGGAATGTTGCTAACATTTCCTTGATCTACATTATATGTAATAACATATTCATTTGTACTTTTAACAAAAAGAACAAACATTTTATTATACATTATCGTATATGTGTTTGATATGCTAGAAACCATTTCTTCTAGTATATCTTCTGTAACGAACGTACAAAATAACTTGTTGTTCAAATCTGTGTTATTTAATTGGGTTTCCTCCCAATAAATATTATGATGATTATTCAAAATCGTAGCTTGTTCCATGTTTAATCTTTATTTGTAATTTTTTACTTTTAAAAATATCTTCTATGTCCTTTAATAAATTTTCACTTTCGTCATAATCTAGTAAAAAACTGTCATAAGTATATAATACTAATTTAGTGTTTTTACCTTTTAGTAATTTATTTAACGCCGTTAATATACAAACATTCATTGATGTTTCCAAATTTTGTAATATATAATTAAACAACTTTTGTGGATTCATGTTTTCTAACTCGCTTTTTTTAAAACCATAGCCTGAAATTGGTACTATAATTTCTCCTATATTGTTAAATTCATTCCAGTTGTTATCAATAAATTTCTTTATTTTTTGGAAAAATTCTAGGTGTTCATATTCTTTAAATACGCCTCCATATAGTTGTTTGAATGTAAGTTCTTTAGCTTCTTTATAACTTGTACCATACATATCTGCAAATATTTGATGAACGTCTTGTCCCTCAAAATCAAAAGAAACTAAACGAGCAGCAAGGTTAGGATGATAAGCACTAATATCGTACTCAATAAATTTACCGGTTGGTATAAAACTTTTTCTAGCTCCACTTTCTTTATTTAATGCCGCAAAATTAAGACCATTAAAAGTGTTACTTGGTCTACGTGTAGTTGTAAATAAGTTATAGTTGGTATATATTTTGTTATCCCTAATGGAGTACAAAGGGTTAATTTGGGGAAAATGTTGATTAAAAACTGTTTCATTTATGTTTATTCCGTTTTTTTCGATTCCAAAAAATGCAATCGTTGATTTATTGTTATAAAAGTCAAAATGTTGGGGTACATCTTGTGTAAAATGTTGTTTTGTTTTATTATAAATATTTTCACAATACTCATAGTGTTTAACTACCGGAATAATTTTATTTATTTTTAGATTTTCCGGATACTTGTTATAAAAATATGTGTGTGCTTGGGTTTGTTCTTGTATATACGGAGGAGTGAGTATGTTTATATCGCGCAAGCTCTTAATTTGAAAGTAGTATAATGCATTTTTCTTATCTCGCACCCATAGACACTCAACTGACGTTAATAACTCATTTACTACTAGATTGTTGATGCTTAAGGTTTCACTATGATCAAGACATATCATAAATCCTTTAGAGGCGGTAACTGGTCTAAAATATACTAAAGAAATATTATTTAAAGCAGGGTGTACTTTATCGTGGTGGGGGATTATCTCTATAAAAGCTTCTTTAAAGTTGCTTTGTTGAAGATAATTTATTTGTTCTTGTGTCTCTATTAACCAAAACATAACCTTAATTTATTTTGATAATATACAAATTAGAATTTAAACTACCAAGTTTAATATCCTCCTCCTCCACCACCACTACCTCCCCTAAAACTAGGGGTCTGAGTTAGATATATATCACTCCCAGAAACTGAGCTAGATGTTTGAGATTTAATTTTTGGAAGTATTGGCTTATTTGTTGGAATTAAAATTTCATGAGCTTCTTTAGTATGAACTTTACCAACCATAGGTATTGTACCCCTATGAATGTGGTAAAATCCTATATAGTTTTGTCCGTTTTTAGTTGTAAATTCATTACCCTCTGTGTATAAATTTGAGGTTTCTGAGGGGATATAGAATTTAGTATAATTATTTTTTAAATAAAATTCTAAACCTTGAAAACCATTTTTTTCAGCTAGTTTAACTAAATTTTGATTTGTTTTATATATGTTTTCTATATTGCCTGAGATTTGCCAAGGAATAGAGGTTACATTATATAATTGCCATAAATATTCACTGTTATTTTCTGATAGGTTTTGGAAGGTTGATTGATTGATTTCAATAAAAATAGAGGCATTAATTTGTTTTGCAAAATATCTATCAAAATACCCTGTTGTATAATCTTGATTTGTAGGTTGTGGATAAAAAGGGGTTGGGATTTTTTGTGGTGTTGGGGTAGTTTTTATGATTAGTGAATATGTGTTTAAAGATAAGGTTTCAAGGGTTGAGGGTTGTAATTGAGTAAAAATCTCAGAGGTTATAGCAGAATCAGGAGTTGTAAGATCTAGTAATTCATCGGGATATCTAAGAGTTTGGGGATCTATTCCTACATATTTTGTACCATCCGATAATTTGTAATAAGGACCAATATATGTAGAAGCATCCGAGGATCTAAGAAATTCTCCATTAGAAAATAAATTGGTTTGTATTTTAGATTTTGGATAATACGGCATTATTGCTATTTATTTATTTTTTCTTTTCTTGAAGTTTCTTACCATAATCAGCAAGAGTAACTGGTGTTCCTACTGGGTAAGGAAATCCGGGTTTAGCGGCTGTTATTGATTTCATACCATTTTTAACAGGAACTGCTTTACGTAATGGAAATGCTGCTTCATTAAGGGGTCCATAAACTTTAGCTAATATAATACCTGTAGAGGTTGTGTCAAAAATAATTCCGGGCATCGCAAACATATTACTCTCACTTGTACTTGGAGAATCTAAATTAATTATAAATGATCTATTAACAGGGGACATCATTTCCCACTCCTTAGTTAAAGGATTAAATTGAGGAATAGTTGTTGTTGAATCATAATACCAAAATAAAGACCATATAGTATTAGTAGTTCCATCAGGAGTTTGAAAGTTTTTACTTACATTGAATTTTCCGTATGTTTCACTAACACCCTTCATTGCTAAGTTAGAAATTGAGGGGCCAGATAGTACGGGACATATTGCACATCCTTCATCAAATTCAACACCTTGTACTATAATCTTTTTTCCTGTGGGTATGGCTCCTGATGCTCCACAAAAAGCAAAAGATCCCTTATGTATCTTAACAATTTTATTAGATTTAATATCTTCTAGCGTTTCATTTTTTGTTGCTGTGTTACAACTAAATAACATAATAGCTGTGGCTATACTTAATAATAATTTTTTCATGATTTTTTTTTAAATTGTTTTTTATTTTATTTATTTTTTTCCTTTATATTTTCTATTTGAACTTACTGTTAGACTTTCAATTTTAGTTTCCCATTTATTGTCTTTAATGATGTGGGATATACCTTTAATTAAAAAGTCAATAACTCCCCCTTGATTCCCTGTTCTATAACTATAAGGTAATACTTTTTCGGTAATAGAGAATCGTTCATAATTTCTCATCCCTGCAAGTCCTTTCATATTTAAAGAAAGATTAAAGGGAATAAAAAAGGGAGCAGGCATTAGTCCTTCTATAGCATCATGACCTGTTAAATATAAAGCAACATCTCTATTTGAGGAACGAGTATTTTCAACTGTATCTGTATTATATATACTATTACCATACAATTCAGAAACAAAGGCACTTACTACCGAGAGATTTTTTTTAAAAATAACTGCGGGGTCTAATTCTCCGGTTGCTGGTGCTCCTTCAATACTATCTTTATCTAATTTAACTGAAATTAATCTATCTGTTAGTCCTTTATTTAGTGCCGATAAGCCAGTAGCGTTTTCTCCTACAATATTGCCTCCAGCTTGAGCGGAAATTGTAGCCATTGCTGCCATATTTGGGGGTAATTGAACTTGAAAATCTACATTAGTTATAAAACTGCCTTGAGGTGATGTATCCGTTCCAATACCATATACTTGAAATTCAGCTATTTGATATTCTTTTGCCTCTTTTTCAGCTGCTTCTTTTAATAAATCATCAACATTATCTAAAGTACTACCTTCAATAAGTTTTAACTTATTAGAATCAGAATCAAAAACAGGTTCTATTTTATTTACATTACCTAAAGCATCATTTATTTCATTACATAGCGCTGAAAGGAATTTTAATAGATTAGTTTTACCATTTACATCTGTATTTGAATCTAAAACTCCAGCTATTTTATCTATACAAACAAATATATTCATCATTTTTCCAGCATAGTCTGTTGATTTAGTATAATAGTTTTTTATCTTTGGAAGAATGTCCCATTGGATTCCATCCTTGTTATATTTACTAGGTACAATACAAACTGCAGGGTCTGTAGAAAATTGAGCAGGATATCTTAAACAAAAATTAGAATCAGGGTTATAATCTATTTCAAAAATAGGATTTGCACTCTTAGGGGCATCTATATCTGATATGTACGTAGATTCTTGGTTATCAGTATTTATTTTTGGATCATATTTTTTAGTAGTATCATATAATAAAAGATTTTTTTCTATCCATTCTAATAAATATCCTAATCTAACATAATAAAATTTTAAAGCTAAAGTCTCACCGGCGGACACTGTTGAGGATGCCTTTAAATCTAAAGCAAATAAATTATCACTTGTTAATTTATTATCTATCTCTGTTCTCCATAAATATAACTGTTTATTAAATGATGTTTTATTTTTATTTTCTACAGAGGTAACAGGAGATAATTTTTTAATTTCAGAATCTTTTTTATAGAATAATATTTCCTTATTAAGAGCCTCTAGTGCGGCTTTATTTGCGGCTGATTGTGCATTAGTTTCTGCATTTGCTTGAGCAACTGAGTTGTAATCTGCAGCTGATAAACTAGTTAATTGAGCTCGGTATTTTTGTATTGCATCTCTTGCCTGATCTAAGGGACCCCCTTCATAAGAAAGACCCCAAAAGTTTGTTTTAGAAAGATATCTTAGATTACCTTGAGTATTTTTTAAATAATTCTCTATATTGGCAGATGCACCGTTATTTCCAGCTTGTTGATCTGTTTGGTAAGATTGATTTAATAAGGTAGATAATTGGTTTTTTGCTGTTCCTATCTTTGCGCTCTCAGGGAATCCTGATGCTAGATTTTGCATTTTTTGATAAATTGCTAGAATTTCCTTTTTTATAATTTTTAATTGGTCATTATTAGCTCTAATTCTATCTGCTAAAGTAACTGTAGCATTTCCTGTTGTGGTTGCTTCTTTTTTCTTAGATATTGTTTCTTTTTTAGCTTCTAAAGCAGCTATTTTTTCATCATTTGTTTTTGTTGGTGGTGGTACATTACCTTGAATAATTCCGGAAGTGTTAATTTTTAAGGATTCAACTATATCTCCTAAACCAATTAAATTTAAATCAATATCATAAGTACCATCATCATTGTATGTCCATGTAAAGTTAGTAACTTTGCCTAACATAGCATCATAATTATAATTATCTTTTAATCTTTGACTTTTAATTTGTTGTATAATCATTTGTTGGCTTACTCCATCTGTTGAAAAAAAAGATTCAAAGGGTGATGTAGCAAACTGATCCCTTACTCTAATTGGGATTGGATTTGTTTCAAGGTTTATATTATTCTCTAATATAATATTATGACCCCATTCTAAAAGCATGGTGTATCCAATTCTAAAATATAATAAATCAAATATTTGAAGTTGTTGAAGAGAAAAAACTTTAAGTTTAACTTTTGCTTTTTGAAGTGCTCCTCTATTAAAAAAACTTACATCTGCGGATTCAATATTTGGCATAGGAACAAAACCTTTATCTATACCTCCCCACCCATAAGCAGCAATTGTACTTACATAATCAAATGTTCCATTTCCTCCATTATCTACAATTCCAAATTTCCGTGTAGGGTTTAATGTATCATCAATTCCTATAACTCCTCCAAATAAAACACAAGATTTTGCAAGCAAATCTCCTTGGAGATTTTCACTAAGAGATCTTTCTATTAATTGAGGGGCATCTACATTAACGGAGGATGCTAATCTTAAAAAAGAGGTATTATTATTACTGTAAATAAGATTAGAATCTGATTTATATCTAGATCCTAGAAATGTTTGTCTAGCTTCGATTTGTTTAATAACGTCCGTATCAAAAACATTACCTGTAAGGTTTCCCATGTTTAAATTTGGTTTATAGTCTTAAAAAGTGTTTGAGCAAGTGAAACATTATAAGGAATTCTTATTTCAGTTCCACCGGGAATAAATAGAGAATTTTGAGGGATAATATCTGGGTTGCCCGATGCTATAATCCACCAAAGATTAACATCACCATAAAATTGTTGAGCTAGTAAATCTAGTCTATCCCCTTCCGTAGTAATAGCATAAGTATCGTTTACATCTTTAGGTAATTCGGGGTATCTAGTACTTCTTTGTATTGGAAATGTTTTATTACCTTTAGCCTCAGAAAATGGTATTAAAGGAACATTTATATATCTACTACTCATTTTTATTTAATTTATTACGCAGGGTCAGATGCTGAAACTCCTTTTGCTAAAGTATTTTTATAACCACCCGTACTGTTAGCCTCTTTTCCTCTTCCAAATGTAATAAAAGGGGAATTTACATCATTGCCTTTACCATTTATGTCATTAATTGTACCAATAAATTTATTACTTACTGTTTGAGGAATAAAGTTATGAATAGGTGTAAATTTAATACCTTTAATTTGAATTAATCTAGGCATAACATACGCATCTGGTTCTTTATTTCCAAGTTCATCTCTAGCTATATCCCATCCTGCCTCCGAATCTATTTCGTAACTTACTCCTTTTATTATTCCTGGGAGATTTGTTATGTAGTCTCCTATGGTAATTTTAACTAAATTACCTCTCATAAATCCTCCCTCAGTATAATCAGGGGCCATCATTGATGCTAAATAATTTAATTTACTATAAACAGAAGATTGTTCTGCTCGGGATAATACAGGAACTGAGAATCCAAAGGATATATCTCGGGAAAAACCATGATATGAAAAAAATTTTTCTCCTCTACCCATATATTTAGTTTCCGTCCAATCAGCTCCATAATCATCTGTAAGTCCTGTTATGTAAGCTCTAAAATGAATGTATGTATTATTTCCTGAGCCATCATTATTAATTTTTTGGATGTAAAAAGGAACAGTATCATTTAAATACTCTTCTTTAGCTGCCTGGGCCATATACATAGGGCTTGTAGTTATAGTATCTACATTTGTTCCTCCAGCTTTTTTAGCTATTTTTCTAGTTGTATTATTTGGATATGATGCTAGTTCTCCATAAAGAGCTTCACGAGTTAAACTTGGATTTAATCCAAAATTTAAAATATTTGGAACACGAACTCCTGTACCAGATGTTGTTACATTTGCTATATATGAAAGAGGGTTTATTGTTTTATATTTTAAAATATCTGTACCATATACTGCAATGTTTTGTTTAAGAAGTAATGTTTGTTCTTTTAAAATAAATTGTTTGCCTGCTGGGGAATCTAAAAATTTTTCTATCCTTTTAATATCTTCATTTCTTGCTTTCTCTGATAGTCCTGTTCCTCTAAATAAACTATCAATAGATGTTTTAGGTGTTGGTTCAGTATCTAATGCGGGAAGTGGAGTTATTATTAAAGGTTTAGTAGTAGATCCATTCCCCATAATCCCATCATTATCCGGAGTACCCGCAGTTAATGGAATAGCTCGAGGATTATAAGCATATCCTTTACCTTTATAAAATTGAAAGGACTCGGGTTGTGTAAGTATTGTAACTAAACCCATAATTTTTTAATTAATTAGTTAAATAATTGATTACTGTGGTTGGTTATCAATATATTTTGGTGGTGTAACTCCACCTAAATCTAGGTTTGGTGTATTTACCTGTGCTAATAATGTTGGTAAATTTGAAGCCTGGAGGTTTGGTATTGTTGGTGTAACTCCACCTAAATCTAGGTTTGGTGTATTTACCTGTGCTAATAATGTTGGTAAATTTGAAGCCTGGAGGTTTGGTATTGGAGGTGTAACTCCTCCATTTGCATCTAAAGAAGAAGAATTTGCAAAGGTTGCTTTTAATTTTGAAAATTGAAGATTAGGAGCTGTTGTTGGAGCATTAAGTGCTAACTCAGTTGCACCTGTATTTAGTAGATTTAAGAGGGATGTTTGTTGTGGCATGATTTTTAGTTTTATTTATAAATATTAAAAAGTTTAATTTATTGTTGTCTATAATTAGCTAAAGCTAATGTAACTCCTACTTTATTACCATCAATCATTACATTTCCTTCTTTACTAAGAATCTGTTGTAATAAAGCTGATACTTTTTGAAGTTCCATAATCATTACGGATTCACCTCCAGCACTGCTGGTTTGAGTTGGGGATGATTGTGTACTATCTTTAGTCGATTGCGTACTATCTTTATTTGAACTATTACCAAATAAATCAGTACCCGCAACAATTGTATCTTTATCATTAAATTTAATTGATCCTTCAGGACCTGTTAATACTCGTCCGCCACCACCTGTGGATGGTGGAATTACACCATCATTCATATACTTATAAGCCATAGCGGCAACACCTGCGGCGGCTGCTATACCTAAAGCAACTCCAACTACTGGGATTGCAGCTAAGGAACTAACTGCTTTCATTACTGCTATACCTACTGATTTTAGTAATGATTTATTTTCTCCAAAAAGCAATCTAGCTACTCCTGCTATTTCTTTTCCTTGTCCAACTAATATTGCTGCTTGGATTATTTTTTTAGCACCTAATAAACCATTAGATATATTTTGATATGCGATTTGTATTTTTTCATATTTAACCATTGCTTTTTTATATAAGTTAATAGCCATCATAGTTCCTTTTATTGCTATTAAACCAAGTCCAACGGCTCCTACTAATTTTTCCATTTTAGTAAATTCACCATTTCCAGTTGCTAACTTATTAAGTAAACTACCAACAGAACCTACTATCTCCATAATTAAATCTCTAATATAAAAGATAACTGGTTGTATTTTTTCCCATATTACTAATATTACCGGAACTAAATTCATTGCTAAGTCTCCTAACATTTCAAATATTGGTGTTAAAAATTCTTTTACACTTGCAAAAGCACCTTTAATACCTTCCGTCATCATTTTAACATTCTTGGAATCTGTTAACCAATTTTTTACTCCTTGAAATATAGGCCATACTATATTCCATATTTCTTGGAATAGAACTATCATTACAGGCATAAGAGCTATTGCTATTTCTCTCATAGCATTTTGAAACATTAAAAACATTGCACCTATAGGACCCATAGATGCTTTTCTTGCATCTTCAGCATTTGCTATTTGTTCAGCAAGTGAGGCTTGAGATGTCATAGCTGCTACACCTGCGTTTTGTCCAGCAACAAGGCTAGTGTTAGATGCTTCTACTTTTTCTTGGTTAGCTAACATATCTCCTAATTGTTCACCATTCATCCCCATTGCTTTACCTAAAGCCTCTTGTTGGATACGATTCATTTTACTATAGTCAGCAGCAGTAATACCTTGTTCAGCTAAGGCCGCCATTAATGCAACATTATTTCCAGATAAAGCTGCTTCTCTTGCTTTTTCAAGATTTAATTCTTTACCAGTTAATAATTCTGCTTCCATTTCAGCCGCTATTGAATCTTCAATATTTAATAACGAATTAGCAATACTTTCAACTTGCTCCATTTCCAAACCTAATTTTTTAGCTTGAACAACGGCACCAGTTATTGCTTTTCCTGATCCCCCCATGCTTAAGGCTACACGACTGGAGACTTTAGCGACTCCTTCCATAACAGCTCTCATACTTATGTTTACTTTTAAACTTTTAATAGAATGAGATGCTGCTCTTGCAATTTCTTCTGCTACTGTTCCTGCGGCTTTACCACTTAATTTTGATAAACCATATATTTTAGATAAAGTTTCAGCACTTACATTTCCATGAACATTTAATTTCATAAATGTTTTTAAAGTACTTGCTCCTAACATTTCTGAGCCAGCTAATTGGCTATATATTGCTCCGGCTGCTGCTGTTGCTTGTTCATGGGTCATACCCATAGCACCACCTATTGCTCTTGCTTGTCCTGCTAGTTTAGCTCCTGTTGCAGCACCTACTCCCATTTCACGAGTCATATTAGCTGTTTCTTGGCTAATTTCTTTCATGTATTCTAGAGCTTCGGCACCCATTTGTTTAAATTTCTGGAATAGGAAGGAGCCAGCACTAATAGCCATTGAAATTAAAGCCATTGGGCCTAAAGCTGTCTTTAAAGCTGTACCAAAAGTAAATGCAGCTACTCTCATTTTACCAAACATACCTAATGATTTTTTACCTCCATCAGTTAATCTATATGTTAATTCGTCTGCTGCTTGTTTTGCTTTATCTAATCCTAATCTATTACTTAAATTACCAAATCCTAATTTATTTAAAACCTTTGAAGTTCCACCTACCGCAGAGGTAAATAAGGATTGGGATGATACTAAATTTTCTTGACGTCTTAATTGTTCTTTTAAATGAACATTATTGCCTTCTAATGCTTTTCCTGCTTCTTCTAATAGTACTAATTGTTGAGCTTCAGGTGTTAAATTTTCGTGAGCAAGTTTAAGTTGTTCTTCTTTTTTAAGTACTGTATTTTGAGCTTGCTTATAAAGAACCTCATCAATTTTTACTCCTTGCTTTTTTTGGCTATCCATTTTAGCTAATTTAGCTTGTTGATCTGCAAGACTTTGCTTTTTTAGAGCAAGCAATTTCATCTCATCTTTTAAACCATCTCCACCCTTTTTTATTAAAGCATTTGTTTGTTTTGATATATCGTTTTGAAGTTGTTGATTTCTTGATACATCTTTTTGAACTTCTTTTACAGAATCATATTCGGATTTATATGCTTTAGTAGCTGCTGTAACTGCTTTAATATTATCTAATGATAATTTATCTAATGTACCTTTTTCTCTGTAAATCTTAATAAGATCGGACATCTTATCTTGAAGAGCTGTAACTAAATTTAGTTGGGCTCCTAAGGCTTTGTTAGCTTCTTCAGCATTTTGAGCTTTAATTTCTTCTAGTTTCTTAGCCATTTTACATTAAATATATGTTATAAATATTAAAAGGTATTAAAATATAATACCTTTTTTTTTATTTTATTAAAATTTACTTCTATCTGGGTTTACCCAATCTAAAGTGGTTTTTCCGGGGTTATTATTTCCTGAAGTATTATTTTTATTTTTTTCTTCTTGGTCTATTGAATCTTGAGTAAATTTAAATGTAATACGTCTTAACCAAATAGGCATATTATAGAGAGTATCATAATCATATCCTCGACCATAAAAAATAATTTCGTGAATTTGTTTAAATAGATTAAATCTATACTCTTGAGTCAGGCCAAAAAAACTGTACCTGCATAGGTACGGTGACCTCCTCTTCACCATTTGCTCCTTCATGAATAAAGGTCATTTTAATATCTGGTTGAGTTGCTTTTAAATAAGATCTAAAAGCTGAAGCATCACGTGCTAAAAAATAATTATCAACAAATTCTCTAATAGTTTTAGGATCATCATCTCCATCTACTGAAAGGATTTGGATTTTTAAACGAGACGTAAGATCAGTAGATGCATTTTTATTAATTCTTTTAAGACCTTTACTTTCAGCCTCAATTGCTTTTTCATCTCTTGATGTTAAATATTTAAACGTAAGTTTATTTTTTCCTATAGGTGTTTCAAATTCAAATTCATTAACGCCTTTAGTTACTTTTGTTTCATCTAAATAAATAGTAGGAAGTTCGTTAAGATCTAATAGTATTTCTTCTCCTTCATATATAAAAGGATAATCTTTACCATAACCTAAAATACGAGCAGCAACCATAATAGCATTTTTATCTCCAATTAATAAATCGTCCCAATCAAATTTAGTTATTACAAGAGATTGTAGTAATTTATCAATTACTATTCCTTGTTTAATATAATTTAGATTAGTAAGAATATCTTCTTCTTTAGCTGTCATATATTTTATTTCGACAGTACCTTTTGATAAGGGATGTTTTTCAGGGTAAAGTAAACCTTTTGAAGGTAATTCTACGTGTTCCGTAGGGAATTTGTGTTTTTTTTCTTCCATAATTTTTATTTATTATAACTTTGTTGTTCGTATATAAATATATGGAAATAAAGGAAGCTCGCATTTTTTGCGAGCTTTCTTTAAAATAATTTTAAAATGATAAATTAGAAATTCAACACACAATAATCTGGTTGAACTGTCATTGTAAGGTTTATAGCTGTATCCGCTGTATCCCAATTGTATTCACCAAAGGCTGCACTTGTAATAAAACATCCTTTTAAAATCCATTCAGAAACAATATCTCCTACAGGACCTAATACATTTATTGTTAAATCTTTTTTATACATATCTAAATAACCATCACGTCCTGTTACAGATTCATGGTGTAATCGTACCCACTCCATTATTGCTTGAGCTCCTGAAGGAGTTACGGGGTCATAAAGAGTAAATGTAATTGGATCCCATTTTGTCATACCTTTAAGGTAACGTTGAACGTTAATATGGTTTAAGGTAACTGTTCCTGAGTTAAGAGTAACTGCACTTACACCCTTAATTTCATATGATGGAATCCCATCAATATACACGATAAACCTATTCGCTTGTTTTGGTTCAAATGCTGTGAAAAATATTTCGTTTGAATCTAATATGGCCATTTTTTTATTTTATTTAGTTTTATTATAAATATTAAATATTTTATTTTTTTATCCAGGGAATATAGCACCTGTTGGTAAAATATTAAAGTCTAGATAGATAAATTCTGCTGTTTTTGTTGGTTGGATATAAATTTGACCTACCATTTGATTTCTATCGATTACATCAGCTGTGTTATTACTATCATCCATAATTACTTTAAAAGCATATAAACCTTGTCTTTGTTGTACTGTTTCTAAAAAAGGATTTACTGCAGCTAAAAAACTATTTCTTGTAGCTATTGAATTTTGTTCAAATACTAAAGTTTGAGCTACTTGAGAAATATAAGATTTAAGGGAAATTAATAAACGACGAACATTTACACGATCAAGAGCAGATGCTTTTGTTTGTAATGTTTTTTGGCCATATACTACAACTCCATTTCCAGGGAATGTAGCTATTGGGTTTACTTTATTTTCATATAAATTATCACGATCTGTTTGAGATAATTTCTTTTCAGCTCTAACTGCTGTGCTTAATCCACCTCTAGTAATACCTGCAGGGGCAAACCAAGGTTCTGAAATACTATCATTGAAAGCATAAGCTCCTGCTACTAATGATGACGCTGGTAGCCAAACTAACTGTGCTGAATCTGGGTCAATTGTTTGAACCCAAGGCCAATAAGATGCAGCATATGAAGTGTTTTTAGAACTTGCTTGGGCAACAGCTTGTGATATAGTAGATCCAAAAGGTACTAAATCAACTATATAAATATTATCTCCTCTAAGTTGAGTATTATTTATTGCTGTTGTTATTTGTGAAGCACCTAAATTAGCTGTTGAAGCAAATAATCCAGGAGTTAATAATACATTAAATCTATAATCATCAGCATTACCTAATAAGTTAATCATACTAGTATAACCACTTGCGGATATACCTTGTGGGGCTGTAGTAGATGAATCAATTTGATCATAATAATCTGCTTGACCTATAAATAAATCCCCTGTAGCACTTTTAAAAAACCCTTCTGAGTTTATTGGGATTGAACTTGTATATTGAGGTTTTGCAATACCATTATTATCAAAGAAGAATGGTGTTGGAGTTGTTACACTAGATACATAAACGTATCTTGAATTAACCGGATAATCTCCAATTACCTCAATTTGATTGTCTTGACTACTATATTGTTTTCTTTGGTTACCAATTACTTTAGATACATAATTTACTGAAGTTGGATCCATTGATAAATTAGTCCAAGTTTCTAATACAATTGGTGTATTATCATTATCATCACCTCTTCTAATTAGTAAAGTAAAAGTTCCTGAGGATGTATTATTATTTTGAATTTGATATCTAATATTATCCTCTGAGCCTGAAATTAATGAACCACTAGCATCTATTGAACCAGAATTATTCATAATAACACCCTCAGATATTGTTTTTAAAGTAAAAGCTGGTGTATTTACACCTCCTGTAAATAAAGTAGTAGTACTTCCTGAGATGTAATACAAGCTATTACCTGAAACTCCAGAATTTATAGCAAATAGATTAAGGGTATTCGTTGTATTACTTGCTGAAATGTTTGACCAAGAAGAAGTATAAGCAGCTACTGATGAACTTACATTAATTGCCGGGACTGTACCTGCAGCAAATAGAGTTGCGGTTGTAAAGGATGCAGCATTAATGTTAACTTGAGTTGCTGAGTTTGCTTGCGCAGAACCTGTATAATTTATAGTAATACCATTTAAATTAAATGAACTAGAACCAACTGATGCAAAACTAGATGAAAGCGTAGTTACATCTAATGTTGCTGAAGCTGTTGCAAATCCTATACCACTAGCTATACCTAGACCTCCACTAACAGTAGTAGGAACCTCGTCACATGAGACTGCAGGTAAAAAACTACCAGTTACTACTCTTGTTACTAATAAGGTTTCACCACCATTGTTAAAATAATTAAAAGCAGTTACCGAAGTAAAATAAGTATAAACTTGACTAGCACTTAAAAAAGTAGTACCAAATCTATTTTGATAGTCACTATAAGAACGAACAATTGTTGGGACATTTACAGGACCTTTTACTGTTGGTCCTACAATAGCGGCACCAACCACAATAGGTTGAGATGATACAAAAGAACCATCATTTTCTGATGCTTGTACTCCGGGAGATATTAATGTTTCTGCCATTTTAAAATTATTTTATTTTATTATAAATATATTAAGGATTTTCAAAATTAGATTTTTTAAATATGCCTGTATCGGGATCTATTATTCCATCTCCATATTTTTTATGTAATAAAATACCCATTTTTTCATAACTAGTATTTATTATTTTTAATTGGAATTGAAGATATTGCTTTTTTGATTGATATTCTATTTCTAATTCTTTAAAATTATTAGATAAAATATTTTTTTTTATATTTAATTCTTTTAAAACTGATAATTCTTCAGGAGTTAGAATTATTTGATCCATATTAATAAATATTAAGAACTTTATTAAGAGATGTAATTACTCGAGAAGGATTAATTGTTTTTGTACATTCAAATTGTTTATATGTATTTTTATGTTCTGGACACCATTCCCAATCACCTGGGTTTAGCCAGTGTTTATTAAAACATCCTGTGCATACATTAGTATCATAATTAAAAACTCGTTCACAATCTGTAAATTCACTGTAAGGTAAACTAAATCCTGATATTAGTACTGTAGGGGTTCCTATTGACCACGATAACCAAGAAAGACCACTTCCAACACCTATAAAAGCATCAGCATATTTTAAATCTAACATTCTATCTTCAATAGGGTAATTTCCGGTTTTATCAATTACATTTTTTAATGTACCTCCTAACTTAGAATCATGCCATTTATCTCCTAGTTTTTCATGAGTAATCATTACTACTTTATAATCTTGTTCATTTAAATAGTCAATTATTGATTGCCATCCTCCTTTATAATTCCAATATTTAGCATGTGCCGAAGCGTGAGGAGCTATAATAACATATTTATCTTCAATTTGTCTAGATTTATTAGGTATTGTTACTTTTGGTTTTATTTCTCTATATTTTAATCCTAAAATAGAGGTTGATGTTTCTCCTAATGGATGTTGTTTAAAATCAATTGGGATTTTAGAATTTGTTACTGTTTTATCTTCATTATAAAACCACCCAACAGTATACATAGCATACAAATTATTTACTTCAGTTCCGGGATTAACAAATTCTAAGTTTGGATATTCTTTTTCAAACCATTCATTATGAAATGTAGAACAAATCACCTGGCATTGGTGTGTATTTCTAAATTCCTCTATAGCAGGAAACCAAGCTAATGTATCACCAATTGCGGATGATTCAAAATGGATATAAACTCTTTTATCTTTAGCATTATAATTATGTTCAAATACTAATTCATTATTTTCTTTATCATAAACCTCAATTCTCCAATTAATAAAATATTCAATACTAGGTTTAGTCCACATATTGTTGCTAATTTCAGTTTCATATAAACTTTCATTATTTACATTATTAATAAATTTAATTAAATATTTTTTTGGATCCGAACCTATTATTTCTAAAAATGCTCCTTTTACAAAATTAAATACAAATTTATTTAAATTTTTTTTATAAGGTAAATTAAGTTGTGTAATATTATTGTATTCTTTGATTAAAACTTCTTTCATATATTTTAATTAATTCTTTTGAACGATTAAACCACGATAATTCTTTAGCTGTTTCTGAGCATTTTGTTCTATATAAAGCCCAATTATCTATAATATCTTTTAAACCTCTATCCATTTCAAATATATCACGAGGAGCTCTCCAAGCACCATGAAAATCAGTTTCTAATTCCCAATTAGCAATAATAGGTAAACCTGCTGATGCTGCTTCAACCATTGTTAAATTAGGATGACCAGCTTCCAACATTGTAGGGTGAATAAAAATATCATGTTTATGATACAATTCTAATAATTTACTATTAGGAGTATCAAATACCAAGTTTAGTTTAGGATAATTTAACATCCATAAATGAGCATTAAAAAAGCTTTTATTGTCTGAAGGACCTGCTATTGTTATTTCAAGATTATTTAGCATTGCTAAACCTAAACCATATGTAAATCCTTTTCTATCAAATGTAGAATTACCTGCTAGACCATTATTAGCTATCATTAATAGTTTTGGTTCTAATGGTGTTTCTTTTTCAATAGGATAAAAATCATCTATATTCACACCATGTGAAAAATATTCACATTTTGGATGATCAAAATAATCAACTAAAAATCTAGCAGGCATTAAAGATATAAGTGAACCTTCAATTGCTTGTAAATTTTCTTTATATACGTGAGAATCTTTACCATAATGATATGCGTGATGATCATGTAATTGATAAATATAAGGAATATTTCTTTCTGATAATTCTAGGGCTAAATTAGCAACATGACAATGAACTATATCATATTCATTTGGTTCAATAACTCCAGACATTTTAATATCAACTTCATGTCCTAATTTATCTAAATTATTAGTAAATTCCCATACTATTTTTTCAATAGCACCCCAAGCTGGAGGGGGAATAGGAATACCGCATCCTGGATCTATTTGGCATATTTTCATTCGGTAGCGTATATTTCGGGACTATTTTCATCAATTCCTTTAAATTCTTGTTCAATAATACTAAATCCCGGGAGGTGTTTTGTGTATATTTTTTCAGCAGTACCTACTTTTAATTGAGCAATATTACATACCCACATATCAAAAGCATCCCACAAAGTTGTTTTTATTTTATCTTGAATATAATTTATTTTTTCATTATTAATTAAATAAGATTGAGCAGGAATAAAAGGAGTTACATTTGTATAAATGTCTTCAATTTTAGGTCCATTTAAATTACGATTATTAAATGGATTACCAAATCCAATTATATCTTGGTTTTGTTCTTTAGATATTTTACTAAAGCGAATTAAAGAATCATATAATTCTTGATAATCAGAATCTATAATTACATCTCCTTCAAATATTAATATATAATCATAATCTTTATTGTCATCTGCTAAAATAGCATTTGTGTGAGCTAAATAACAACCATAATGACCCGGTGCTAATTTATAATATCCCGGCTTATCTTGAACATCTTGAGGTCGAGCACAAGTATCACTAGGAGGTAATTCTGTCCATATTTTATTTACTCTTTGTTCGTATTTGATACCTGTTTTATTGCAAAAATCTTTAATATTTTCTACTGATCTAATTTCCTTTAGATTAGAATCAGGTTCAGTAACTAAATGCATTAGTTTAATCTTTGTATTTAAGTTTTTTATTTCTAAATTACCATTAAATTCAAGATTTTTTACTTGAATAGTAGATATTTTAAGAATTTTATGATAATTACTAATTTTAAATTCTACTTCCATTCCTTCTTCGTATGGGAGAACTTTATAATAATCTATTTTACTTTCTACATTTAATTCATCAAAAAATACTTCATTTTTATCTTTATCATGTACTGTAATTTGGATAAGTCTTGATTCTTTACTATTAGAAATTCTAATATAAGGAGCAAACGTATTTGGAATATTAGTAGGTAAAACTGTAAAATATTCTACTTGAGAAAAATCGTGGTGGTTAAATGTTTCTAAATTTTTTTGATTAAATACTTCAATATCTTCAAAATAAATTTGGTCTGCACTTCTTTTAAATATATGATACCACATATTTTCAAGTCCATTACTTTCACTTCCTAATTGAAAACGTAAATATTCATATTCCTCAGCATTAAATACTTGGCGAACGTGATCTAAAAAGAAATCTGAGGTGGAAGCATAAAAATAAGTATGCAAAGCATCACCTTCAGAAGCTTTATACTTACCAAAGTATGCTTTTTTAGTATCTAATATTTTAGATATTTTATCAATATGATGTTGGGATTGTATTGTGTAATCAAAATTAATAAAGAATAATTTTTTATATCCTAAACTTTTTGCTAAGGCTGCGCCGTTTACATAATTAGAATGAACACTAGGTCCATGATAAACATCATTATCGTTTCCTCTTAAATTAATATGAACTTTATGATCTGGGTGGTCTGACCAGTAATTACAATAGTAAGTATGTTTTGTTAAAATATTGTTATTATCAACAACAACATAATCTGCTTTAGATTCGATTTCAAAAGGAACAGGAATATGAGATGTTACTAATACTTTTGTTCCTCGAGCATGTATTGAATCTATTGTTTTTAATGTAGTTTCAATTATAGCATCACTTATAGGGAATGTAGATAAAATAAATATTTCTTCATTTAGATTTGATTCTTTAATACCTAATTTTTCAGCAATTCTATCACAATTAGTTTTAAAATCATCAAATTTTAAATAATCAATAGTTTCAAATTTATCAAAATAATCTAAATAAACTGGGAGGTTATAAATTAAAGTTGGGATTTGATATGAAATTGCCTCACGAATAACTAAAGGCATTGTTTCTTTATCAGTATCATGTCCCCGAGAAGTAAATAAAAATAAATCCATAGATTGATAAAAAGCATCTACATCTGAGCGTTCGTTCCACCAAGTTAAATTTAAGGGTTGATCTTTAGTTAATGGTTCCCAATACCATTTAAAATTATCTGCTCTATTTCCTAAACTGTGAAATTCAATGTCTGGGAATTGTTTAGCATATTCAAAAAATTCAGCTTGGTTTTTACGAGAAGTATATAAACCAACATGCAAAACATGTTTTTTATTAGGGTCTAATCCTAATTTAGTTAATGATTCTTCTCGATTTGGACGTTCAGTATATTCAATTGGGTATTCTACTAATATTTTGGGGATATCTAAATCTTTATATTGTTGAATTTGCCAATCCGATACAAACATAAATTTATCAGGGAAAAATAATTTATTATTTGTATCAAATGAGGAATCATGTGATGTTTCTACAATAGAATAATTTCTATTTTGGGTGTATATTTGATGGGTGATTTCATCATCCATGAAGAATTCGGGTATTTCCTCTAAATGTATTATATCCGGTTGAATGCGGTGTATAATGTTAATTAATTCATGTTTATTATCACCTAATGTAAAAAATTTATCAGAATCAATTAAATTAACTATTTTATTTCTAGTAACTACTAAAATCCCTCCAGTACAATCAACCCATTCTACAAGATAAATATCATATATATCTTTAAGTAATTCTATTTTTTTAGTTAAATATTGAGGAAGTCCACCTGTTGATAAATGAGGAGCAATAAATAACAATTTTGTCATAACATTTTATTTTTTATAAATATAAATAAAATTATTTAAAGTACCAAAATATTATGTGTTTTTTCTAAAATAATTAACCTGGTCTTTCTACATTAAGGGTCCAACTTACTTTTACAATAGTATTAACACTGAAACCAATTACTTTCCAACCTATAACAAATTGAATATTACAGCCAGCTAATGACTCAAATTCTCCTAAAGTATAACTATCACTAAAACAACCGTATTGATAAGATTTACCACTACAGGTAACGCCCGCGTTATATGTTAAACTACCAGTCATAAGATTATTAATAGTATATTGAGCGGAGGTGCTAATATCTTCACCACAATCATAATAACCAACAACCCACTCTAAACCATCATTTGCTTTTTGTGGTATATTTGAGGTGCCGCATATTTTTATTATGTCTCCATATTGTAAATTGAAGGGGTTTGTTATTCCACAATTATTATTTTGTACACAAAGGTTTGAATTGTATGGTTCTTCTAGACTAACTCTTGCTGCTACATCCCAATCACAACCCGCCCAACCACAATTATCATCCCCAATATAATAGTCCGCAGAACTTGTTGTTGCGCCTTGTGTAAAAGCGTTGGAATGAGATGCAATAACCCAATATTCATCACCACTTGTGCCTGATGTTCCACTGTTACCTGCATTTCCACTTGATCCTGCAGTGCCGCTTGTTCCTGATGTTCCTCCATTACCTGAGGTTCCTGATAGTCCTGAATTAGCTGGACTTCCTGAGATACCACTTGATCCCGTTGAACCTGAGGAACCTGATGAGCCTGATGTTCCACTTGATCCTGCTATACCTGATGTACCTGAAGAGCCATTTGAACCTGAAGTGCCTGATAATTGGCTTAATCCTGAGTTTCCTGCATTTCCACTTGACCCCATTGAACCTGAAGAACCTGAAGAACCGCTTAAAGCACTTGCTCCCAATAAACCAGTAATACCTGAGGAACCTGAAGACCCATTTGAACCTGATGTTTGACTTAATCCTGATGAACCTGTATTTCCACTTGTACCGTTTGAACCTGAAGAACCACTTGTTCCTGATGATGAGCCTGAGATACCTGATGAACCTGATCCTCCTGAGGAACCTTTAGAACCACTTGAACCTGAGGTACCGCTAGTAAAACTTGGTCCTGAAGTACCTGCGTCACCTGTTGAACCACTAGAACCTGTTGAGCCTGAAGTACCTGAACTACGGCTTAATCCTGAGGTGCCATCATTTCCTGATGAACCTATTGTTCCTGATGAACCTGAGGAACCTGAACTACGGCTTGATCCTGAGGAGCCAAGGTTACCTGTTGTACCATTTGAACCTGAGGTGCCTGAAGTACCTGAGGTTTGGCTTGATCCTGAGGAGCCTATGTTACCACTTGTACCATTTGAACCTGAGGTACCTGAAGATCCTGAGGTTTGGCTTGATCCTGATGTGCCTGCGTTTCCTGAGGAGCCTATATTTCCACTTGTACCATTTGAACCTGAGGTACCTGAAGTACCTGATGTTCGACTTAATCCTGAGGTACCATCATTTCCTGATGAACCTACTGAACCTGAGGAACCACTTGAACCTGAGGTTCGGCTTGAACCTGAAGAACCATTGTTTCCTGAGGTACCATTTGAACCTGAGGTACCGGAAGTGCCTGAGGTTTGGCTTGATCCTGAGGAGCCTATGTTACCGGTTGTGCCGTTTGAACCTGAAGTTCCACTTGATCCTGATGTTTGGCTTGATCCTGATGTACCTGCGTTTCCTGAAGATCCAAGGTTACCACTTGTGCCGTTTGAACCTGAGGTACCTGAAGTACCTGATGTTTGGCTTAATCCTGAGGAACCTACATTTCCTGATGAACCTACTGTTCCTGAAGAACCTGAGGAACCTGATGTTCGACTTAATCCTGAAGTGCCATCGTTTCCTGAGGAGCCTACTGTTCCTGATGAACCGGAAGTGCCTGAGGTTTGGCTTGATCCTGAAGAGCCAAGGTTACCGGTTGTACCGTTTGAACCTGAAGTTCCACTTGATCCTGATGTTTGGCTTGATCCTGAGGAGCCTATGTTACCGGTTGTACCATTTGAACCTGAAGATCCTGAAGTGCCTGAGGTTTGGCTTAATCCTGATGTTCCAGCATTACCTGTTGTACCATTTGAACCTGAGGAGCCACTTGTTCCTGAGGTTTGGCTTAAACCTGAAGAGCCAAGGTTACCTGTAGAACCATTTGAGCCACTTGAACCTGAAGAACCTGATGTTCGACTTAAACCTGAAGTACCATCATTTCCTGATGAACCTACTGAACCTGAGGAACCACTTGAACCTGAGG